TTAGCTGAGTTTCCCCAGAAACTTGGTTCAAAGAACGGTAGCAACGGGGGGACTCAGAAGGTTGCGTCAGCCGAGAGTTCCAAATCCCGCAACAAGGGTGGACGTAAAAAAGTGCGGTTGAGCCCGTCACAAATTGCGATTGCCAAGAAGCTGAATGTGCCGCTTGAAGAATACGCAAAATATGTGAGGGATTGATCATGAGTACCGAGAACACTACTCGCCAGAAGTCACCTAAGACGCCTAGGGCCAATAGCACACGCGAACAACAGAAGCGTTCTACTCCGTGGCGGCCGCCGTCTATGTTAGACGCCCCACCTGCACCTGAAGGTTACAGGCATAGGTGGATAAGAGCAGAGGTCATGGGTTTTGATGACCGTAAAAACATATCAGCAAGATCCCGTGAGGGATGGGAGTTGGTACGTGGTGACGAATACCCAGACTTCGAGATACCTACTGTTGAGGACGGTAAACATGCCGGCGTCATTGGTGTAGGTGGATTGCTCTTAGCACGGATACCGGATGAGATCGCTGACGAACGTAATGTTTACTTTAAAAACGTTGCTAGAGATCAGATGTCTGCTGTTGACAACGATTTGGCCCGAGAGCAGCACCCAGCTATGCCGATCAGCAAGCCTGAACGGCAGTCTAGTGTAACTTTTGGAGGCCCTCGTAAGTTGGAGGGCTAATGGAGAGTGAAAGATGGCAAACTCTAATGGAGCGTTTGGGCTCAGACCGATTGCGAAGGTAGGTCAGAACTCAAACTCCACAGGTGTTTCAGGCTACACTCAATATGAAATCGCTAGTGGTAACAGCAATGTTATCTACCAAGGCAGCCCTGTCATTCCCCTTTCTACAGGGTTTATTGACATCGTGGGCGCTGCGGCAGGTGGCACTGTTGGTCTTCTTGGCGCGTTCATGGGGTGTGAGTACGTTTCTAGCACCACGGGCAAGCCCGTGTTTAGTAACTACTGGCCTGGATCTGGAGCGGACAGTAATCATCCTGTGAAAGCTTTTGTTGCGGATGATCCAATGCAGTTGTTCTTGATTGCTACGGATGCATCCATCACGAACGAAGCTGGTGCAAGGGCGGCAGTCTTTGCAAACGCCAACTTCTCTAGTGGTACAAGCGGAAGCACCACCACAGGAATGTCTTCGGCAGCATTGGCGGTGAGTACTATTAACACCACCGCTAACTTGAATCTTCGTATTATGGGTTGGCAAGATGACCCAGAAAACGCTGATTTCGCCGCCGCTGGCATTGGCATTATCGTTAGGTTGAACAACAACTTCAATAGCCCGAATGGTGCTATTGCGGGTGGTACTGTTTCAACCACTGGCGTATAAGGAGACGTTGAGAAATGGCTATTTCAAGAGCACAACTAGCAAAAGAGCTAGAGCCTGGCCTCAATGCCTTATTTGGACTTGAGTACGCTAGGTACGACGCAGAACATGCTGAAATTTTTGACACGGAATCTTCAGAGCGAGCCTTTGAAGAAGAAGTAATGTTGTCTGGCTTTGGCTCGGCACCAGTGAAGTCAGAAGGTTCGGCAGTTTCGTTCGATGACGCCCAAGAGGCGTACACGGCACGTTACACGATGGAAACGATTGCCTTGGCTTTCTCCATTACGGAAGAAGCTATTGAGGACAATCTCTATGATCGTCTGGCGTCTCGCTACACAAAGGCACTTGCTCGAAGCATGGCCAACACCAAACAGGTGAAGGCCGCAGCTGTTTTGAACAATGCGTTTGATAGCACCGTGACAGGTGGCGACGGCGTAGAGCTCTGCTCTACCGCACACCCACTGACGAGCGGAAACACTTTCCGTAACGAATTGGCTACGGCAGCGGACCTCAATGAGACGAGTCTTGAGAACTCTCTCATCGATATTGCTGCTTTTGTTGACGAGCGTGGGCTCAAGGTCTCAGTTCGAGGCTTGAAGCTCATTGTCCCGCCGGCATTGCAATTCGTAGCGGATCGTCTGCTTGAATCCACCCTTCGTGTTGGCACCGCAGATAATGACATCAACGCCATTCGGAACATGGGTATGCTTCCGCAAGGCTATGTTGTTAACCATTATCTGACGGATACGGACGCGTTCTTCATTAAGACCGATGCCCCTCGCGGCTTCGTTCATTTTGAACGTCTTCCGATTACGACCAAAATGGAAGGTGACTTTGACACTGGTAACGTTCGCTATAAAGCCCGTGAACGTTACAGCTTCGGTTTCTCCGACCCACGTTGTGTGTTTGGATCACCGGGAGCCTAACTTGGGATAGAGAGGGGGAAACCCCTCTCTTCTCATCTGGGACGATACTAGCCCTAGCGACTGGCCCAGCAGACGCTTACGAAGACTCTAGGGCGAAACCTTTCGTAAGGAGGAAAGCCAAATGGCAAAAACACATTTCTCAGGCCCGGTTCTGTTTTCTTCGGCCCGTGCATCTCTTGAAGGACTGAACATTGCGGCATGGCCCGATCAAGTTGTCTACATGGATGACTTCACGGGCGTGGCTTTAGATAACACCAATGATTGGACTGTGGTAAAAGACAGCAGTGCTTCTGCTGCTATTCTCGCTGACACTATCGGTGGCTTTGTGAAGCTGTCGTCTCAGGCAACCACTGATAATGACGGTGCGTCAATTCAAGGTAATGAAATTTTTGGATTACCTAGCACGGCTGGTGAGAAGCTTTACTTTGAGGCTCGATTCTCTATGTCGGATGCTGATCAAATGGATCTGTTCATTGGTCTCTGCGAGAACTTTGCTACTAATCCAGAAAACTGTCTTGCCGCGTCAAACCGGATCGGATTTCAGATCGATGATGGTGATGCAACCCCGCATCTGATTTCAGAGTCTGGTGATACTGAAACCGATACCACTCTCGCAGCGGCGAATGACTTTGCTGACGATACTAACGTCACTGTTAGCTTTGTCGCTACGAAGGGCACAAGCACCGACACGGTTCAGTATTATATCAACCGTTCTCTTGTTGGTACGCACACCACCAACATTCCTACCGCTAATATGGCGGCAGCGGCGATGGAGATTTCTGGTAATGCTACAGGAACTAAGTCGATGTCGATTGATTACATCCTTGTCGCTCAAGATCGCGGTGTTAGCTATTAAGGAGAAGACTTATGGCTAAACGAGCGCGAACGAAATCAGGAAAGTTTGTAGCAGACGATCCCTCTACGCCTGACGTAAATGAGGCGTTTGTTCAGGAGAAGCCGAAGAAAAAAGCTTCTAAAAAGTCTGCTATGGACCTTCCTCCAGAGGGGAGCGCAGAGCGTAAGCGCCTTGTCCTGATGGGTGTAATCAAGGAGTAGGTTATGGCCGATACTTTTACGGAGAAGGTGATAGAAGACGGGCCGAGGAAGCTTGTCAAATCTTTCGCCTACACATATGTGGACACTGGGCAAAGTGCGGTCTTGGCAATCGATGTTTCTGGTTTAAACACCCGCCAAGACGGAACGGTTTGCACAAATCTCAGAATCAATAAAATATGGTTCTCTACCATAGGTCTGTCCTTGAAGATTCTTTTTGATGCAAGCACAGATACTTTAGCGGTAGAGCTTCCTTCAGATTATCAAGGGGAGTTTGATTTCTCTTCTTTTGGAGGTCTTTTGAATTCTGCGAGTAGTCCAACGGGGGATATACGATTTACTACCGTTGGTCATGGATCTGGTGACACTTACACAGTGGTTCTTGAATGCACTAAGGAATACTAAAAGCCATGGCTACTTCAGGTTCCGTTGATTTCAACTTGAACATGGCTGATGTCATTGAAGAGGCCTACGAGAGGTGCGGTCTTGAACTCCGCACGGGCTATGACGCCGCCACTGCAAGACGTTCTTTAAACTTATTGTTTGCAGAGTGGGCAAACAGAGGTTTGAACCTGTGGACAGTTGAGCAGAAGACATTGACTTTTGCTCGACTCTCCTCCTCTTCTTCCATAGCAACATATCCAATTGGCACAATCACGATGACCGTGTCATCGTCCTCTGGATTCTCTGTGGGAGAGTCTATAAGCGGAGGAACCAGCGGGGCCTCGGCTTCCGTTATTACAAAACCTTCTGGCACCACAATGACCATAACGATACCTGTAGGAACGTTTACTGCTACAGAAACGATTACGGGCGCATCTAGTTCTGCTACCGCTACAGTGACATCTGTATCAGACCTTTCAGATGTCCAGGCTACGGTTGATGTTTTAGAGGCTGTAGTGCGGCGTTCTGGTACAGATATTAGCACCAGCCGAATTGGTAGACAGGATTATCTGACGATACCAGACAAGACCACTCAGGGTCGGCCAACGCAGTTCTTCGTAGACCGTCAGATCACCCCTACGATTACGGTTTGGCCCTCTCCTGAGAACTCTACGGATCAACTAATATATTACAGGGTGAGGCGCATGGAAGACATTGATGCGTCTATAAACAACGCAGATATCCCGTTTCGGTTTCTTCCCTGTTTAGTTGCGGGTTTATCGTACTATCTGTCGGTAAAGAAGGCGCCCGAAAGGATTGGGACCTTAAAAGACCTATATGAGGAAGAGTTCTATAGGGCGGCGTCAGAGGATGGCGAAAGAGTATCTCTCAGGCTTGTGCCGAGTTACAGCTCGCTGAGTGTGACGTAATGGGGAGATACGCTTCTGGAAGATACGCCCTAGGAATATCGGATCGTTCTGGTAGAGCGTACAAGCTAACGGACATGATCCGGGAGTGGAACAACTCTCTGGTAGGTAAAGACGAGTACGAATCTAAACACCCTCAACTTGAGCCTCGCCCTGTCAGAGCGGACCCACAAGCGTTAAGGATTAGCCGTTCAGATCGATCTGAACCCGCCGTCACGGTTCTGTTGAAGTTTAACGCTTTTAAGTCTGGAAACAGTGGAACTTCTACGATTACTGTTTCTGAACTGAATCACGGGCGCCTTACTGGAGATACTGTTCGTTTCCGATCTGTTGAAGCATTTGACGGTTTTACCTCATCAAATCTACAATCTGCGTCTGGGTACTCAATTACAAAAGTAAATGATGATACATACACATTTTCTGCGGGTAGCGAGACCGCGACATCTGGTAATACGACAGGAGGTGGCGGCGTTGCGTCTGCCGGTCCTGTCACAGTGAGTGCGTGACATGGCATATACATTTACTACGTTAAAGACGGCAATACAGGATTATACGCAAAACACGGAGACAACATTCGTTAGTCAACTAACCCGGTTTATTCTTAATGCAGAGGAAAGAATCCTAAAAGAAGCGCAGCTTGATGTATTCAGGAAGAATGCGTCTGGCGTAACGACATCTGGCAACAAATACTTGTCCAAGCCTAGTGATTTTTTAGCGCAAAACTCTCTGAGTGTGATCAGCAGTTCTGAAAACAAATTTCTTTTATATAAACAAGTTACTTTTTTGCAGGACTATAACCCTAACCCAGCCACCACTGGACTGCCGTTGTATTATGCAGATTGGAACGACCAGAGCTTCCTCTTATCTCCGACGCCAGATGCGAACTATAATGTAGAGCTCCACTACTTCTTCCGTCCTGTTTCGATAACAGCCTCTGGAGACGGAACAAGTTACTTGGGCAACAATGCCGAGCTTGCTCTTCTATACGGAAGCCTAGTAGAGGCGTACACGTTCATGAAAGGTGAAGCGGACTTATTGCAGCTTTATAACGCTAGGTTTCAAGAGTCCTTACAGTGGATAAAGAACTTGGGCGAGGGTCTTCAGACTCGAGATCAGTATCGTTATGATCGTTTGAGAAGGGACGTGTCATAATGTTTGATAGTGATTCGACAACCGAGATCGCAAGCCCGTTCGTTTTCACCTCTACGAACCGAGGTCACTCGCCTGAAGAGATGGCTGAAATGGCTATGAATAAGATTATGGTTGTTTCTGATACAGCGCCGCCTGTTATCAAAGAAC